AGAGCACAAGAGAACCGTGTCCAGGGACCACGGTGGGGTTCGGCAAGTCCGAGCCTACGTCCCCCTTCCACCTCTACGCACGAGACAAGGTGCGTCATCCCCCTCACAAGTAACAACCGGTACTTTCACTCCGGTACTTTCCTTCCCTACTTTCCCTTTGTACTATTCCTTTAGGTTAACAGTCGACGCCGGGCGTACACGCAATACGCCAGCACCCTTAAGCACTACTGCTGGACTGTGACGAGAAGGGACGAGGAACTGCAACGTCATTGGTGTATACCACATGTGAGGAATTATGAGCTTCTTTAAAGGGTAGTCATTACAACGGACCCTCGCTCGGCCGCCGTTAACCATCCGAAGATGCGGCAGTTTAAGCCCCCCAGTGTGGACACTTCACGAATTACAACAGACCTCGCCCGCCTCATCGCAGACCCGACTCGTCGGCCGCCAACCCTCGGTACTTTCCTCCGGTACTATTCGTTCCGTACTATTCCCTTTGTTACTATTCCCTTCGTTAAATGCGGGGTCAGCAGCTTGCCTCGCACTCTCACGAGGCTTCCGCTCCCCGTGCGGCACTGCGCGCGCCTCGCAAGCTAGTACTTGCCGGGTTTGCTACAATGCTGCGCCCTGAGGTTACAGAAAACTTCCGCATAGCTAGGCAAAGGTTCCCACTCGTGCTCTTGGCAAACCAAGAGATCTCGAAAGAACGGGACCGTCCTAGGCGGACTACTTCTGAAAAACCTCCCCATCAACTTCCTACGACTTGGACTAGTCAGCTTACCTCCTCGCCAAGGGCGGGAAAAACTAAAATCCGGTCCGCGCGGAGCGCGGATGCCCGACAGGCTCAGGCAAAACCGGATAGCAGTAGAGGCAGGCTCATAGTCCAAGGCCCACTTCCAGGCAGCCATCTGTCTGGAATTAAGCGCTTCGAGCTCAGACCCCAGCGCGCCCGAAGGAACCTCAACAACGTCCGTCCTGGAGAGGACTACGTTGTGAGGGACCGGCGCGGGAGGAGCAGCAACAACGCTTAAATCTGTAGGCACCAAGGAGAAGATCTTGGCCATCCTCCAAGCCAGCGAACCACGGAAGCCAAGCTCGTCGAGAGAAAGCCTGGTCCTACGAAGAGAACCCAGGTGAGCCCTAAAAAAGGCCTTCGACGCGCGAAAACGCTCAGAAACCGTGAAACCAGCTAGGAAGGAAGAAAAGGAGCGGCCAAGACTAAGCAATCCGTCATCTCCGACGGGCCTCAACATACCCAGACGGGGGGTAGGGCTGACACAAAGGTCATCCCCAACCCACTCGAAAAGAGTAGAGTTGAGAGTCCCGAAAGATCGAGAAATGCTAGTCTTGGTACGCTCCACCTCAAGACCTAACTTTCCAACCGTTGACATCCAGTGCCGAGCAAAAGACTCACTGGACTGAAACAAAATGTCGTCTCCATTGATGAGAAGAGGGACCGAGCGAGCCTTTACACCCCCCGTCCGGCAAGCCCAATGAAAGGCTAGCCAGTTCTGTATACACAGAAGGGGGAAAGAAAGGTAGGATCCCATCATCTGACCGGTGCGGGCCACCAAGGGCTCGTCGACACCGGGGAGAAAGAGATTGGGGCGGAGTAACCTCCTAGCGTAAGCCCACACAGAAGACGGTACAAAGACCGACTGTGCCTCGGCAACAGCTAGGATGGCCTCGGCCACCTCAATCGACAAGTTGTCAGTGGCTGAAGAGTAGTCCCCCGAAACAAGGGACTCTCCTCGGCGAAAACCCGCGGCCTTCAACTTCGAGTCGGTAGGCTCGCCTCTACAGAGCCAGCGAGTCCGACTAATTCTCTCATAAAGAGTCTTGTGAAGAGGCTTCAAAAGGAGCGCCTCTTGAGAGAACTTAGTTAAGGGCCGGGGTTTCCCGGCTGACTGGACGACCAGCAAGTGAGCATCCGGCGAAGGCGACTCGAAGGGCAGACTACCAAAGACACACTCCAAGTACAAAGAGTGGTCGTAGTCTCCTCCGAGAGTGCCGCCTTCAGCGCGGGTGCGCTCAATCGTCCCCTTAATAGGGGGACTGGTCG